ATGCACCCTTACTACATAAAGAAGAATGGACTTTACTTGCGCGTACAAACAACTGAGCATGAAGAATATCAAGACTATTCTGATATTGATGCCATAGTAACTCAGCAGTATGTATTTTTAGATGACAAAGACAATGCGATAAAGTTTTTGGAGAAAAGAGAAGCTGATCGGTTTTTAGTGACGAGAGGAAGGAAATTGAAAGGTGTGGAGATAAAGAGGGAGTGACCGTTCGTCGGCTAATTAGTATTATCTATTGTTTTTGCAGTCATATGACTGCATAATAAAAACATAGACAGGAGATTAGTCATGGAAAAATACCTACCAATATTTGATTACCGTTCTACAGAACACACTTACATTGTCAAGTCTGAATTTGATAAAACCGTTTCTGATCTTAAAGAAAATGGAAAAGCAATTTTTAAAAAACACGATTTCAAAACTGGGAACATATTACAAAAAGAAATTCAAAGCGATCGCTATATCAAGCAATTCCTTCAGGTTGAAGAAAATGCATGGGGTAGTTTTGATGATCTAAAAGAATGCTCTGAAATTGCGGATGGTGAGCTAGAGAGTCTACGCAATGGCGATTTTGATTGAGGATAAAAAAATGAAAACAGTTAATGATTTTTTAATTAAGACAAATCACGTATATTCAACTCAATATGATGGTTTTGACAACAAAGAATGCCCAGCTACAGAAGTTTATGTTGCTGAATATAACGAAAAAATAGGTGGTTTCTCTTGGAATGATGCTGAAAGGCATATGATATATGGAAAACACTTAGTTCAAAAACATGCGATCTTAAAAAAACTAGGTTATATAAACCAAGAAAATAAAAGCTTAAATATCAAAGACTTTGGAATTGCGCTTTTTGGGGAAAAATTCGAGGCGAATAACATACAAAAAATTATAGTTGATGAAAATGGAAAGGAGTTTGCTAGACAAACAATTCAATCTTGGATTGATAGAGAATCAAAATTACCTGATTCGGTTATAAGTCAGCTAAAAAAAGAAGTTAAAAAAAGAAAGAATGATATAGAAATTTTAATAGATTCATACTAATTAAAATAAATAAAGCCTAGATAACTCTAGGCTTTTCCATCTAAGCGATGGCTAAATTAACGATTAAAATAAATATGAGCATTAATTTCTCAACCACCTAAGCGGTGGTAAAATCACATATCAATCAATACTAAGTATTAATTTCTCAACTATCTATACGATAGCAAAGTATGATTAACCATCTAAGCGATGGTGTGAATAAAAAATATCAATATCTAAAAAGAATTGCAAGCTTTTTATTAATGTTGAACACACTGCAAGCAAACACTAATTGAGACGTTTGTTTTGATTGAGTGAGCTGTGCAGCTTGATAGAAGCAAGCACAGCACTGTGATGATTGTTGCTAGTTTTGATCGTTGGCACATATAAGTTACTTCTTTAGAAAGAGTGCTCGCTCTGCTGCACGACGACGGACCAAACCCTTCATTACCTGCCCACCACCTTTATTCCAACGTGGGAACTGGTCAGCTGCACCAATATAATCGCCCTTGTTCAGTTTGGCCAACAAAGTTGAATCTTTAAAGGCCTGCTCACCAATGTTGTAAGTTAGGCTCACCAATGCATCAAACTGGTTTTGATTAATGGATACCTTCACACTTTGATTTACTGCTTTCTCAAAACGGTTTAAGTCATGCGCAAAATATTCCTTGGCTTGGCCTAAGGTACAAGTATCTCCTTGCTTTACCTTTAAGCCGTTTGGATACACCGTGGTACCATAGCCGATCGTCCAGACACCCACACCATCATCATAGGCATCAAGTTTCAAATCTTCAAAACTAACAATCAGGTTGATACCAACTTGGCTTGTTTTCATGCCACTTGGTTGAAGATCATCTACTACAGCATTGAGCTTATCTACCTGTTCTTGTGTAAGCTTGCCTCCAGCAATAACACGAGCAGCATCGAAAAATGGTTTAGTTGTCATCACCCACCCCACTTATTCACGTTTTTCTTTAAGTACTCTTCAATAAACGTACTTCCCAAAATACCCAAAGCACATGCGATAGCAACCAGTGCCACAGGGCTAAGATCAGGAAATTGAATTAATACAATTCCTGCAATTGTTGAAGTTGCAGATCCTAAAATTGTTCGCCCAATGATTAATCGAGCTGACAAAGGTTCGCTTGAAACTAGTAGCCTACTCATACCGATTAGCGCTCCTATAACAACTAAAGTAAAAAGTGTTTTTTCATGCTCTTGCATGCTCGATACCCCTAAATTTTGGTAATAAAAAAGCCCCAAAGGGGCTTACATTTGTCGTTAAGTAGTTCTTAAACACCAACCATTTTGCTTGCATGAGCCGACCAATTTGTCGCTGTTTGATATGCAGTTAAAGATGCAGATGGAACTTTAATGATGCAAGTTGCTTTCAATCCATTAAATGTGTTTGATTGGATTGTTGGTGGCGTGGCTTGCAGGCAGATAATCTCATTGCAAGCAGATAATCCTTGAAATGCTTGTGATCCGATACTCACAACCGAACTACCAATTGTTAAGGATAGTAGTTGAGCAGAGGCGAAAAATGCAGAATTACCAATGCTGGTAACAGAATTGGGAATAACCAAACTTGTCACCTTGCTCGCGGAGGAGAAAGCGTTTGCACCGATGGTCAGTAGTGTTGATGGCAGTATTATTGATAATAAATTAGTCCAGTTCATGAACGCATTATCGCCAATTGCTGTTACACCTTCCGGAATTGAAACCGATGTAGATCCCGACCATGACGAGAATGCGTAGCTACCAATGCTTGTAATGCCTGGTGGAATAACTAATGATGTGGCTTTTGCCCAAATTTCTCCAGAGTTTGTTGAGTTAAAAGCATAATTTCCAATAGCTCCACTAATTCCACTTAAAACAATCCCCCCAATATTATTTGGAAAATTTGCTAAAGTTCCAGAAAATTGAATAACACCACCGCCCGTTGTATCGCTCGGGGCAAAGAGTTCAATAGATTTTGTTGCACCATCTTTTTCGGCAGTCACTGTAACTTTTTGACCGCCTATGTAATTTGTTGAAAACGGGATATTAAAATCACCGTTTGCATCTGCAACACCTGTATAAATTGCCATAATTTAATCCTGAATTTCGATTGTAATCGTTGAGCCTGCTTCAGCTTTTCCTGAAATTGACGATCCATTAAATCGCATATTTGCTCTAAGTGACTCATCCACATTTACAGAAATATTTGCAATTGGAACTGTATTGCCGATAACGCTTGATCCATCAGTTGTTGCTGTAAGAATCAAGCTAGCTGACTCAACAAAGAAGTGGTGTTCAAAGATTTGGTAGCTTTCAAACCCATCACGTACAGACCAAAGTTTTAATTTGTGCGCTTTGTTTTGCAAAAGAACAGATGATGGGATGGTGTGATTTTCCAAACCAATATTGATTGCGCTGTGAATAACTCCATCTTGAGCAGTAGATAATTCAAGTGAGTATGTAACACCAGTTTCTAAAGTTACGCCTTCATCAAACCAACCAATAATTTCTCCGCCTGTTTGTTGAGTTCGGTTGCGATGCGCCCAAGTCAAAAATATATCGTTAGAAATTACGTGGGTTTCTGGGAAATAGTTTCCATTAATTTTTACATTCGCAGGCGGATATGGTCTGAATGCACGTGCATTCATTTCAATTTTAATTGAACCCTTATTTTCAAGCATGCCAGATGGAGTAGTTGTGAGCGCGGATACTAGAACTTCTTCACCAGCAACATATTCAGTTGAATCATAAGCAACATCATTTCCACAGAAATAAAGCCTTGTGCCTATTCCCCATGCCTGCGGCAACGAATCAAGCGCACCACGTTTTACACTCACAACACCGGTATACGGATCAATGCCTTGAAAAACCATCCATTCGCCCGGCGTTCCAATCCAGTCACTGCCACATTTAATTAATGTGCCAATTGGCAAGCCTGAAATTGCAGCACTGTCTTTAACTGTAAAGCTTGTTGAAGTTCTTGAAATGATCTGATCAAGCTCAGCAGCAGGCTCGTAGTTAATTGTCGCAGCACGCACCCATTCTTCACCCTCTGTGCCGTCGTGCGTCATCATGACAGCATAAAGAGAGTTCGATTGCGGTTGTTCAGCTACCACTCCGACTAAGCCGAAGTTATTTTCATAACTCAACTCCCCATCAACTTGACGCTGTCCAAGTGCCATTACAACTAAGTAATAAGGCATTTCAAAAGGCTCGTATGGACATGCTAAAGGCGGCTGTACACCAACATCAATTGACTGGTCAATTACAACATCAGACCACAATTGACTTGAATAAGGCACTACCTCAATAAAATCAATCGATACATCAGTGCCTGTCCCGAGATTGATTTTCATAATCCTAACGGTAATTTCACCTTGCCATTTTCGTGGCCAAGCTAATTTTAGCAAGTCATAACGATTCCACTTTCGCGCATTGTACTCAGCCGTCGTGAAAGAGCCTTTCCACACCGGTGATGACATCTGCTTCAATTTCCATTGTGCAACCACAGCAGCATTCCGCTGATTCATAAAGTATGGAAAGTCTGCATCTTCAGCATTCACACGTCCATTTAAATTGCGAATTGACGCATTTTCAGAAATCGAAAAAGATGAATCTTTAATTGCTTCGCGATTGTAATAACTCACATTGAGCTGGTTAATTGCTTCATCCGCATTTGCAATTTCAAGCGACATGCTTTTAATCTTGTTGACTGCAAGCGTGTGAATTTCACTTTCTTCAAACCAATCATCACGAAACAAAACCATTTCATATAAGCCAGTTTGCCGATTTACACGCACACCAGCTTCGATATGCCCACACAATTCATTAATTGCTTCTAAACATGATTTTTCCGTGATTGACCATGAAATTCCCAAACCTTCATCCCAAATTCGATCTGCCGCTTTCATGAAATTAATATCATTTACATCAGACTCAGGTTTTTTCATTGCTGTGTCATCAGTGAGAATTTCACGGATTTTGTGGATTGGGTTGATATCATAGTTATCAACCATAATATTAAAATCACGAGGCACCGGCTCAATCGAAACAGTAATCTCAGATTGAGTGATAATATCTAAATCTTGATAGTAAACACCTTCGACGGTTGATTTTATTGATAAACCAAGGTCAAATCTAAAAACCACGTCAAAAATTGTGGTTAGTGCAGCATCCCCATACGGGTATTCTGTTTTATTGACAATAAAAACTTTATCGCCATTAGTAAAATTTAAATTAAATTTTTCACCGTATTGTTTTACGGTCACATTTGCACGAACATAACAATCCTTGTTTCCTTTAATTTTTGCCGTTTGCTCAACTTTAGAAACGCCACCAGGAACCCATCCATATATAAATCGAAACCCTGTTTTCTTTGAAACCCTGTTTGGAAAAATTCGACCCAGTTCGTAGTCCCAGGAGATATTTCCATCCATAGAAATATTATTGATTGTCTCATCCACCTTGTAGGTGTAATTATTAACAAATCTATATGTGTCCATTTTTGCTTCAGCTACAATCCCAGATACATCAAGCTCGGACTCGCTAAATATTTTACGGCTGCCAATCTCACAAACAACAGCACCGTCTTCACGAACCTTGTACCACTGTTCACGCCCATCATTACGAATTCTAGTGCGCTTCACCCAAAGCAACATCTCTTTCATGTAGCCTGAGTTGCCGAGGTAGAAAGCATTGTTGTAATAGCCATGTGCTGCACCAATAATATTTCCAACCCAACCTCCACCAAAATCAGGTGTGCCTAAGCCAGTAAATGCAAGATATGATTGATACGGATATGCAAGTGGTGGCAAATCATTTTTGGCTAAATAACTGCTATAAAAATCTATAGGATCAGGGTTTTCAGTGCCATAACGCGCATGAATTTTCCCCGCAACACCGCCTTCATTTTCGCCATATAGGTTTGGTAGTTTAACTTCACCAATGCTTAATGGATTTTTTTGTTCATCAATGAGTGGAGTTTGCCAACCACGTTTATCAAAATTAATCCCAAGCACTTTTTCAATCGGATTGCCAATAAATAAAAGGAAATTGGCAAAATAGCGATACCCTGTTACTTGCTTACTGCTTCCGCCCATTTGCCACCTCTACAACCTGCATTGCCATTGCATCATTCGTATTAATAAAGTCCTGAGCATCGCGCCCATTCTTCAGAAAATCCTGCCAATCCCAACCTTGAGCCAAAAAAAATGCCCGCGATCCGCGAGCACACATTTTGGCTTTCCGTAAATCCGAGATATAAATTTTCATTTCTTCCCACCTTTGCTTTTGATTGCAGTGGTTTTTTGACCCCAAATATGCGTGATGTTCCCATACATGTGTGGACTGCCTGCAATATCACTAAATGAAGTACCTTCATCTGCAATTGTTCCATCAAGTTGATTTGGCTTTTGTTGGTTTTTTTTCTGCATCTTGCGCATCTGCATGTAGTTGTATACTCCGACAACTAATGCAACCACAGCCATCACAATCATTGCGATCATGGTTTCACCTATTTAATTAATTGCGTATATATTGGGTTTTGACTTGGAATAAATGGGTGCCCCGCAAAATTCAGACTGTTTTCGAGTTTCTTATGGCAGGTTTTTAGTGATTGATCACAACCAGGTGCAACACGCACCACATCATCGACTTTTAATCCCACATGTTGGCGATATAGCGATAGAGAATTACCACCACCCGATGCGATTAAAGTGTGCACACCATCTTTCACTAACAAGCCTAAATTCAACCATCCAGCAGGATATGCTTTAGTTTCCATGATCGGTGCACCATCTTCATAAGTCGGATTGCCTTGCCCATCCAAAACAGGATCGCCAAACTCATCAAGCACTGGCACTTGCTCAAAAACAGGGTCGTTGTTTTCATCAATAACTTGGGTTGGGCTTACTGTGTAAGTAACATTTAAACCGTCAATTTGAGTTACAGTGACTTCAAAAGACAGGTTCTCAAAATCCAAACCACACCAGCGGTCATAAATTGAATTTGGGCAAGACGCTTGAAATTTGCGGGTCAAGATATTGCGGTTTAAATAGGATTCACTTGTTTCACATACCAGTGTCAGCGTGTCAGCATCTTCATCAAATTTCGGCTGCGTCACACGGCCTTTATGTAATACCAGCGTTTCGTTTTGGTACAGCTCAAGGATTGTGACAGTTACGCCGCCATAGAAGATTTTCCCTGCAAATACTGCAGCAAGGTTGTCACCTTCAGTATTTAATAAGCTCATTTGCGGAAGTGTCACTTCGGTATCACACTTATCAATACTTTCGTCTTCAATCGCGGTACGTGAAAGCCCACGAATTGGCAAATATTCAATGTCGGCATGAGTTATCGCTTTACGTTGATTGGTGAAATACCACGTGCGAGTACCGTGCTTAAATTGATAGAGTTCCGCTCTCGTTTTCATGATGAAAGCTCCACGATTGGCACAGTGACTTGCGTTTTATGTGCACCTAAAAATTGAAATTCAATCTGGTCAGCATCAAGCCGATGCAGGCCTAAATAGCAAATGGTTTGGATGTTGCTGCGTTGAGCATTGATTGCTGGCGATACAGTGAGTGAACCGCCTGTTTTCGCAGTAATCGTGTGCGCTGTCCAAGTGCCATCTTTGCGTTTCACAGCAATGTGTTTACGATCCGCTTCAAGCAAATACTTTGTGTTTGTACTGAGTGAGGTTGTGATGTTTCCAGTATTGAGGATATTCAAATGCTTCTCATATAACGGAATCCAAAATGGCTGATAACGCCCCATTCGACGAAACAAAAACTTGCGATACTCCGTGTATTGGTTCCAGTCACGTAGTAACGACTTAAATGGTTTTAAATATCGTGGTTTAGCCCAATGCGTAAAATCCTGAAAGCCACCAACATCACCATCGACAATGTTTTGATGCTGCGTCAGTGTCATTTCTAATGAGCTGCCATCCAACAACAACGGCTTGAAGTAAATATCATCACCAAGGAATTGCTCAGGCACATCAGCTTCAAATTCAGGCGAATCCTCTGCAATCACACGAAAAACTACACTTGAGTTGGACCAAAATCCGCCAGTATTGATTGACGCATCACCATCAATAATGCAGATCCGTAGCGGCATGATTGCCGCATTGGTTGCTGTCACATTAGCTGCAAGTCGGAAGCCATCCTGATACTCAGTAATCAATTCTTGAATGATTTCTTGCGTTTCAGGATCTCGAATTTCTTCTTGAATAATGATGTAACGGCCAATACTCACAATCTCAGCAACTTGAGTACCTTCAGAACTTTCAAGAAAAATAAAACCGACTCTAAGGTCGGCTTGGTGTGCTGTCGTGTTCATGACAATGAAGTCACTATCTTCTAGATCTGGAATGAGCTGTCGAAATTGCGGCAGTGGAATACCCCACTGTTTACGCAAATTTGCATAAAGCATATGAAACATGTCACCCATGGCTTTACGCATATTCACGTAGTTAAAGCTCAAGATTTGACGTGGTGCATCCCGCTGAATGTATCGAATTTCACTACCATCAAACGATTCATGCACCTCGGTTTTAAACTCAAGTCGTTCAGTAGAATCAAGCAGAGGGCAATCAGTTAATACATGTACTTCGCCATATTTGGTTTGTATTTTCATTTTGTCCTCTAGTGTTTTGCTATAAATCAGGTCGATTTTTCTTAAAGAACTTCACAAAAGCTTTTGTGCCGTCAGGACTGAATAAGTAATCACTCAGACTTTCACGCTCATCTACGAGCACGAATTTTGGCTCACTTTGGACTTTGGGCTTTTTCAAAAAGCAGCCCAACGCAACACCAGTGAAAAATACAATCAATGTTTTCATTAAATTTTCCTCACAAAAAAAAGCCTTAGGTTACACACCCAAGGCTGAACGATTTCGTTTAAAGAACTTCACAAAAGCTTTTGTGCCGTCAGGACTGAATAAGTAATCACTCAGACTTTCACGCTCATCAACAATAACGAAGTTCGGATTTAGGTTTACTTGGGATTGACCACTTGAGTTTTGAGCTTGGGAAAGATAGTTAGTCAAATCTTTATTTTGCTCAGGATTCAAGACGCGCTCGCCACCATCTAACAGCCACGTCCCCTCTTTTGGAATATTATCTATCCCGTTGTGAGCCATACCTGAAATGTTTGGTGTAAATGCTTGCAATGTTGCTTGTAGTGCACCTGTTTCCACTGTAGCCATTGCCACTGCTGGTAAATTGTAAGGGAAAGGTGCAGAAGCCCATGCCGCAGAAATTGCTGTGACACTGTTCATTAAAACACTGGCAAGGTTAGCTCCCTTTTGGATAGCAACTAAAGCCTGATATGAGCTAGAACTCTCTTCAACAAAGTTAAGCATTGCCCCAGACAAACCACCAAATACATCAGCAGCCATGCCTAGTTGATAAGCTTTAGTGCCATTCCAGTAATTCTCGTCAATCATTCGCATACGATCATTATGAGCTTGCCAAATAGCCTCACGCTCTGCTGCTGAATTTGCCAAAGCAATTTGCGCTTCAAATAAAGCATTTGATTGATCATATTGAGTAAATCTATCCTGCTCTATCTGAAACTGTGCGCCTGTACCAGTCATGTCCGCATAACTCTGACCCCATGCGATTGATGCAGATTTAAGATTCTTACGTTTCTCAAATTCTTCTTTAGCTAAGCTCATAGCTATACGTGCATTTCTCTCTTGATCGTCTTTAATCTTTTCAAGTTCAAGGCGTTCTAGGCGGTAACGCTCTTGCATGTACTCTGCATCGGACATGTAGAATTGCCGAGCATCTAATAGGCGTTGTTGTTTTTCAAGTTCAAGCCAAGCCTGTTCTTGTTTCAATTGGCTATCAAATGAATCAAGCCGTAATTGTCTTTCTTCTTTTGACATACCTTTAGTTGCTATGACACGCGCCTTTTCAATTGCTATATGTTTTGCAAGCTTTTGGTCTTCACTCCAATTCCAAGCATCTAAGTCTTGTTGGTATTCAAGCAAATAAACTTTCTTTCTTGCTTCACTTATCTCTTTAGCTTCTGCAATCATTTTAGTTTTATCACCTGAACCCAAAGAAGATTCACGAATAGTTTTGATCTCGTTTGTTAGGTCATGTTCGATTCGTTGATATTCAGTGCCATAATCATAAGCAAGTTTTACTGCATCTTGATAAGCCTTGTTTTGTGCATTTTGAGCTTGTGTCGCTGCTTTGGTGGCTTCAGTTACTTTGGCTTTGGATTTGGCATTTGCTTCAGCATCTTTCGTATTAACCTTTAAGCCAGTTGACTGGTTTGCTTGGGCTTGATTGAATTGTAGTATTGCATTTGTTAAATTATTTGATGTCGCTTTTCCATTTTCAGCTTTTGAAAATAACCTGTCTAAACGAGCGCTTGAGTTTGAAATAATCTGATCAAATTGGTTTTCAGAATCTTTATAAATTGATACGACGCTTTGGAAATCACCCTTTGCTGCGGATACAGCGATTGCTGTTAATGCACCCAAACCATCACCAACAGTTTGCACAGCAGCAGCTACTCCAATCGCTGTCGCTGCAACATATTTAAATACCTCTCCCAATCCTTGACCCACTTGCTGTAAATCAGAACCGTTTTTCGATGTTCCAAACATAGCATCTGCAACATCTACTAGTGCAGGTGTAAATCCTGCTACAAGTTGATTTTTAGCACCTTCAAATTGAATATTTAAAGCCTGCGTATAAGCTGCAAGCACCTTTGACTGCTCTATTGCTTCTTGTGTTTTAATAACACCAGCATCTTCTAATGCCTTACCATATTCTCCTAAAAGTGATCCGCCTTCAGAAAATAAAGGCATTAGATTCCCTAAATCACTAGCCAAACTTTCAAAGACAAAGCGTTGTTCTTGTGAAGTCGCTCCCAACTCATCTAGTTTATCTTTTAATAGCTGAACAGCCTCAATGCCATCTTTACCTTGTAGGGTTTTTGAGAATTCTTTTATTTGAGCATCAGTTAGTTTGGTGTTGTTTTTTAGAGCGTCAAAAAAATCTATTGCTCCACCTGCACCAGTTGCACTAAATTCACCAAGCTTTTCTTGAACATCTGCAAAAATAGAACCTAACTGATCTTGAGTAACACCCAACTGAGTTGCAGCACTACTCAGAATCTGAAAATTCGTAGTGCTAATGTTTGCTCTATTAGCAAGTATTGCTAATTCAGTGTCCGCTTTTGCTGTATCTACCGCCATAGCAAGTAATGCTGTAGAGGCAGTTGCAATTCCACCAGCCAAAATACCTGCTGCACTTGCTGCAAGCTTAAGATTTTTTGACATTGAATCAGAGGTTTGCTTAGCTTTTCGTTCCGCTTGATTTAATGGTTCTGTAAAATTACCAATTTTGGCAACTAGATCAAGTGTTAAAGTTCCTAATTTAGTAGCCATTTTTCTTTTCTCCTGGCAATAAAAAACCCAGCTAATGCTGGTGTTTTGTTTAGGATCGGGTTATTTATTTACACAGTATTTGTTCCACTTCTCAGCAAAATATTTAGAGTTCGCACCATTCTCAATATATAAAGTCATATCTTTTTCAATAGCCACAAATCCTTTAAAGCCAGTATATGCGCCAAATGAGTTTTTAGCGTCTACTTCACCACATGCCACGGCTCCAACATCTGTTTTTTCATGCAATTGCTCTCCGCGGAATTTAACTGATGCAGCATCTTTGGCATTTTGTTTAATCTGTTCCTGAGCAAAATATAGTAATAGTCCTGCTTTATTTTCATCTTTAGGTTGAGCTATTTCTGTAGTGGTTGATTCTCTTGTACTTCCGTAAACAGCAAATAAAACACCAAATGCAAACAAACCACCAATTATCCACGTGAATAAAGATGTTTTTTTTGGCTGTTCAAATCCGCATTGCGGACATGTTTTTGCTTTATCGCTAATTTGAGAACCACATTCTTTACAATTTATTAATGCCATAAAAAATCCCCGTTATTTTTAACGAGGATATTTTGTTTTGAGTAAAATTTCTACTTTGGCTTAAAAATTATAACGCAAGCCTAACTTGTAGGTATATCCATCAATATCTAAATCTGATTTGTCTATTCCAAATTCATCTTTAATAATAGAGTCATTCACTGAAACACACTTGCCCTCAGCACATAATTTTAGATCTTGATTGAATAGCCACTTATAACCAACACCACCAAAAACACTTACATTTGGAGTAAATCTATAACCAAGTTCAAGTTCGATTGGCAAAGTCACATATTTAAACTTGCTATCAACTGTGGTATCTAGCTCATCCCAATACTCTGATTGATCAGTCCAAGCATAACCAACCCCAATTTTACTAAGCGCGTAAAAGTTATCTTGTTCCAGAAACTTATAGCCGACTCCAAGGGAAATTTCATTTAGTTTGATTTCCCAGTCACTATACTTTTGATAACTATATTGCCCCCAAAAATTTAAATTGTTTTGATAATCGTATGCACCCTCTAAAAACAGGCCTTTAAACTTGGCATCACCACCAAGCTCATTGGAACCTATCTTAGAACCAGCAAAACCAGCAGAAACAGAGTAATTATTTAGGTTAAGACCACTTGAATATGTGTTTTGCTGAGCGGTTGATTTTTGAGGTTGTGCTTGTTGCTCGCCCATTTCTGGAGCAGCATAAGCAGGCTGAACATTCAACGGCTTATCAGCCCACCCACTTGATGCAGCAAATGTATTTGACGATACCAGACAAACTACCCCTGATAAAACTAATAATATTTTTCTCATAAATAAATACCGATTGTAATTTTGCGTAAATAATTTAACAAATGAGAAAATATAGAGCAATAAAAACCCGCTCTAGGCGGGTTTCTTTCTAATATTAATTACATAGGCAATGATTTAAGTGTTAACTTTCTCAATTGATTGGCTCGATGTCTTATTTCATGTCCTGTCATAAATTCCAATAGAGGCTCAAATGCTTCTGCAAGTTTCACGATATTTAAACTTGTGTGGTGCACTGATTGAGGCATAACAATGACTTTGCCTTTATTAACAGTCACATAATAAACAAGACGCTCATCGTCAGTGTTTTGATACTGCATTTTGTCACTAATCTGCTGCGCTATCTCGTGTGCTATTGGGTTTTGCAAAGTTGGATAGCGAGAGGCCAAGCCTTTAATGAACTCATCTAATTGCGCTAATGAATCTGAACATTCATGCTTTTCATTTTTTGCATTTAAATCCATAACCTCAAGGTAATGCTTAGCATCTTCGAAATGAACTGCTCGCAACTCTCGATAACTAGCGGAATATTTAAAGTGATTTTTTAAACGACTCCACATCTGAACAATTAGATTTTTATTTCCATTTGCTCGTGTATGAACAATGTTATAAAGAATTCCAGCCTGTTCTGGTGAAATAGTTTGTTTACCATTAAGCAACCATTCCATCACAAGTGAGTCATAAGCACGAATCACCATTAAATGGAATTTAGGGCTAATCCACATTGCGTATGCGTAAACCAATTCCTTAGAACCGAAAGTACCAACTCCATTTGATGCATGTATACAACTTTTCTCATTTGTTGAGCCAGAATCCGAGCTTCTCATATTTGAGAAGCTATCAATCTCAACAATTAACTCTTGTGTTTGCTCATTACGCAAAAAGTTAGCTGGTTTGTGTTTGGCTAAATCTCCACTTGCCTTATGAAGATCATTTAAACAATACCGACCCTCCTCATCTTGGCGAATTGTAAAATCACCAATAACGAAAGGCTTATTGTTTGGGTTTAAAAAGTTTTGTGTTAAACTTGTCATATGTTTAATTCCTTTGTGTTTAAACTTGTCATTGCAAAGAAGCCCATATCCGCCAAGATACATAGGGCTTTTTTGTTGTCTATTGATTTCATGCTTTCGCACCTTTATGTTCTAAAAAGAATTCAATAGCCTTATTTGTTAAATAATTCATTGAACGCTCTTCTTTATCCGCACAAGCTTTTAACTTCTCATGCAAATTGGGTTTTACACGTACTCGTACATCTATTGTTTTTGATCGAGTTGTTTTCATTACGCCTCCTAAATCACCCATTATGGGGGTGTGGGGTTATCATGACCCTATTATGGGGTTATTGTCAACCCCCAATATGGGGGTGATAATTCAGTTAACTATTTTCTCGATTTTTCTATGATGGACTCAGAAAACAACAGCCACGTTATTACAGTTAAGTTACGAGTAAGTCCTGAGTTGAAGCAAAAGATTGCTATATCAGCCAAGGCTTACAATAGATCAATGAATGCCGATATGGTTGCGAGATTAGAGCAAAGCTTTGATAATGAATCGGAATACTCGCCATTGCGATTTTCTGATGAGGAGCTTGCAGAAAAGCTCAATCGCATTGAGAAAATTTTTTCAAATATTGATGTTGATAAATTTGAAGAAGATTACAGCAAATTTTCTAACACAGTAGATTGGGAGAAAGCCAAAAAATTAGAAGAAAAAAGGAAAATTAAGCGTTTAGATGATGTGGATGATATCAGTGTGGATAAAGACTGATAATCAACTCACCACCACATAATAACCTCTCACCCCACCTTTCACCGCTTCATATTTCAAAAGCCTGTAATGTGGATTTTCTTCGAAGAACTCCCACATATCCATAATTGGATTTGAATATTCAGGTTGGGTGAAGTCTTTTGTTTTCATTTAATATCCTTTTTGGATATTCTATAAAATAAACTACCTCCCAACCATACTCATCAAATAATCTTCTGCATCAATTTCGATTGCCTTTGGCTTATCTTCGTGTGGCATAAACTCATATGCTGAAATAGGCTTATATCCCTGTTTTCTATTGCTGTTTGCATACATTGCTAAAGCATTGCCAATAGCTTGCTCTATTCGACGACCAATGTTTAGAGAGCCACGTTTTGCACGATATGCCGACCATTGCTTTATTTCTTTGATTGGGAGTTGGAGCGTTTCTTCGATTGTTCGTCCTGTAGCGATGGCGATTTCACAGATGAGTTCGTCGTCTGCGCTGAGTTCGATGTCTTTCCCAAAACATTAATCTCAACCACTTTTGCCCAGATTGCATCCACTAGAGATTGGTTGAAATGCTTCCGAATTTCATCTTCTGTGAATGTAGCTTCACCTTTTTCATTACAAATACAGCTTGCTAAAATACCAGCAAGCGCTTCTTTCTTCTCACCCATAGCACGTAAATTTGCTACTGCTGTTTCGTAAGAAAATGGTTTGATATGAGTATCAAACTCTGCATCTTCACCTTCATGTTTAATTTGAATAGTCACGAAGACAGGTTTGCCAATCAAAACACCAGATTTAATTTGATCAATTTTTAATTTTTTCATTAGAAAGCACCAAAAGCCCCTTTCGGGGCATTAATTATGTTTTAGGTGTAAATGCCACTGTTGTTTCACGCTCTAATGTGACTGTGTAACCAACTAGGGCATCAGCGGAGAATGTCGGCACTGGTGTAGAAATACCACCTTTGAAGGACCACCATGAGCGAGTTGTTGGAAGTGCATCAAGAACACCACCTGTCGCTGTTGGAGCTGCTGTACCTTCGGAAGAACCAATGTAAAACTCAATACCGTCTTTTTTAGCTTCTGCCCATTCAATTAATTGAAGATGTGATGCATTTTCAGTGTCTAAGTTAAAACCTAATGAGCCTTGTGCTGGATCAGCTAAGCCTGTTAGATAAGATTTACTTGTTAGTTCATCTAAGCATGTCTTTTCAATTCGAGTGGTTGAATCACCTCCTAAGTCGATAGCAGTTAGACATGCAAGTTGAGTAATAGTTGTTCCGTCGAATGCGTAAACATTCGTACCTTGAACGCGAACTTCAGCCATTTGAGTAGTACTCCTCTTATTTTTGGCATAAAAAAAGCACCCGTTTGGGTGCCTGTTAGTTGAAAATGTTTATCTTTGTGACCACCAGTTCATGTCCCAACCTCGACCATGTAATTTGGCTTCTTCATCTTCGTTATCTGGATGTTCACCCAAATAGTAAAACCCAGCTGCCTCTAAGACCTTGCTAGCAGCTAAGCGAATTTCTTCTGCTTTTCTTATGTCTTTGTGCCAGACAACAAACTGTACAGAGCTATTCTCACTCTTGGAGCTACAATCTAAATTGTTGGCTGGATCAGAACCTAAACCTTGCCATACCAAATATGGTGTATTTGTTCCCAATGGTGCTTTGTTTGGGAAAATTCGATCTCCAAGTAGAGTTAATAAGATTGGGTCTTGCTGTAAGGTTTTATAAATTGGAGAGATTGCCATTTCATTTACCCATTAAAAAACCACCCGAAGGTGGTTATGCGACTAATTGATCAGGCATTTTTGCGCCCTTTGATATGTTGTCAGATGCCCATAATGGTTGTAGGTTTGAGTAATGCCACAGGCGTATAAGCTCTTCTTTGCTTTTAGCCGAAGCCAGAGGTATAACATGATCAACATGCCAGTCCCCATAATTTTCCCAACTCATTCCATCAGTAAATTTTTCAGCAAGATAATCTCGCAGAAAAATCCAAGAGCAGCCTAAATATTGATTTGCCTTGATTAACTGTTCTTCGCCACGCTTTGCCAGTTCAAATCTGAATCTAGCTCTCATATTCTGTTTAATAGCAAATAACTTATCTATTGACCTTCTTTGCCTCATATACCGACTTCGATATGCATTAATCTTTAAATTATTTTTCCGCTGATACTCAATCTGTTTTTTTCTTAGTTTTTCACGATTGCGTGCTTTGTAGGCATTATCTCTTGCTCTAATTTGTGCGCGGTTCTCTTCCCTATATAGCCTTCCTCTTTCGAGGATAGCCTCCGCATTATTTTCACTATAAATTCTGTGCATCTGTTTGTAGTATTCTGGCTTTTTTAAATAAGACTGTTTTTTAGCTTCAGATACTTTCTCAGGATTTTCGATTCTATATTTTTTCGCATTGGCTAGATATCTTTCTCTATTTATTTCATATTCCTCTCTTTTCTTAACTTTTCGGCATGGTTTACAGTAAATGCCATGACCGTCTTTATTGCTTTTAGACTTTGTGTAGTCTGAAAATGGTTTAATTTCCTGACAACAAGAACATTTTTTCATATTTACCACCGCTAAATAGTAAAACGCTAGGATTAGGTGTCGGCAATGTTCTAGCGTAAACACTTTCAGGAGCGACCCTAGCCGACACTTAATTTTATCACATATTTGCTAATTCTTTATCCAGCTCTTCATTAAAAACTGTTGCAAATCTTGTAGTTACTTTATTTATATTATTGTAAAGCGCTGGCCTCATAAATGGCGTGGCTGTACCATGTGCTGTTGGGAATTCAACAAACCGCCAGTATCTCGTATCACCACCACTTGTTGGTTTTGGATTGGGATTTGAAAAAGATGCACCACCATCCACACCAACTCGCATTACAATCTCATTGGGATTTCGTGTTTTACCGGGTGAAACTTTAATATTTTTGAAGATCTTCTCGCTTGTTTCAGGATCATCAATCGCTTTGGCATTGTTACGAGCTGCATCACGAACAATGTTCATTGCCCGACGTGCAGCTTTACGTGCAATGCTTTTTGTTCTGCGAGGATTGGCAAGTCTTTGAAGTCTATTTACAACATCATCAAGACCTGTAATCTCAACTTCTACTCCTGCCATACATACCTCTACTTCGGTTTTTCTAATCCTTGCCCAAGCAAGAAAGTGCAATAAATATTGCCTGTTTCATTGTCATCAAGTGCTTGGCTTTGAATTGAAAAGGTTCGTCCTTTCCAGATGACTTGCATTTCAGTGTTGATGTCTTCTCGATAGCGTATTTTCATTCGAGCAACGACTTCGGATTGATCGGCCTGAGCCGAAATTAAATCCTTTGCTGACAATGGAGTGACTTTAGCCCATAGCTGTTTATATTCTTGCCAAGAGCCTTCGACTTCAAAACCATCTTCATCACGACCACCAGCAATGTAATGTTGGATGGTGACTCGGTGACATAGTTCGGGTGTTAAATCTGACATTTAAACCCCCATGATTCTAAACTTCTGCAATAGATCCCAATATGCTTGAGGTTTGCCGTCTGTGCTTCGGCTATAACGATATTGAACGTAAATCAATCTTGCTGAATCTAACCAATCGTTATCTAAGATATCAGTTTCATTAATTCGATCAGCCTCATCTACAATCACTTTGCGATCTAAATCGTTTTGAATTACCTCTTCTGCATCCGCAATCCATTTCATAATCAACGAATCTTCGTGTTCTTCGTCAATACGACAGTGTAGTTTTGCCTGATCTAAATCAATCATTCTGATTTCACCTGTTTACTTGTTTTGACTGTCTTCTTTTCTTGGTATTCAACCAAAACACCTTTATCCACTAAGTGTTTTACTGAAACTGGATCAGCTTCACGAGTGTCGCCAGATTTATAAAACTTGTCGCCAAAATGTTCACGCTTAACTTCATATTTCATTACTTACTCCATAAAGAAAGGGGCTTTCGCCCCTTTCTTTTTAAGGTCCAACAACTGGTGCCAAATCACCGTAAACAAATGCCTCAGGACGGTAAACCGCTAAAGCCAAGCGTTCTTCAGCTAGGATTGTTACTAGGTTCTTAACGAAATCATCTTCGTTCTCTGTTGCCACCTCTACACGAGATAACCAACGGTCAAAGATTTGGGCGCCCATTGAGAATGCACCTGTTAAGAACTTACCTGCTGTAAGCGCCTGAGTTGCCACTACTGGTAATCCCCATAATGTTGGGTTCAATGTGCCTTGAGGATTGCCGATAATGTACTGACCTGTCGTATCTTTCAGTGTTTCGATGCTTGCCCAATCAATCGGGTTAAGTACGTGACCGCTTGCTGGATATTCAGCTAAAACCGCTTGAAGCATTGCATAACGCAAAGTATCAATAATGGTTTCAGATGATGGTGTTACACCTGTTGGGCGAACATATGCAGTTGCTTGTGGGATAATTCCCAACAAGTTTTGGCCTGTACCATCACCATTGAGGATTTGTTGTTCCTCTTTGAAAGCCAGACCATAGCGCAAACGACCATCAATGTAAGATTGCAACTGTGAAGCATCATCAAGGATTTGGCGAGAAGCCTTCATATGATGGGCAATTACTTTTGCTGTTGTGCTTACAAGATCAAATTGAATATCTGACTGAGGTTTTAAAGCAGTTTCAGCAACCATGCCAGCATTATTAGTAAAGCCAGTTTCTTTTACATACTCAAGCGCATTACCATCCATACGACCTTGCATCAACAGATCGCGGATTGTTAATTTACGATCAGGCGGCGCAACGATTCCAGCAAGACGAGTAGTTTGAACTAAATCACCTGCTGAACCAGCCGCATTTGTGGTTGCTGATGTAATTGTTGCTTTGATTTCTAAATTGGCTTTGCCACGTTGCCCTGCTGAACCACTTAAGGATTTGAATTGCTCTGACTCTACGAACTGGCGACCTAAAGACTTTTGTTCTTCAGGTTGATCATTCGGGCGACGAGCAGATTTCTGTTCAACTTCATCAATACGTGCTTTCAGCTCGTTTAATTTAGTGATTGCTTCATCGGCTGCTTGTTTTGCTCCTTCAGCAATTTTATCACCGTGTTCACGCTTGCCTTTGAACTCTTCGGCAATACCTTTGACTTCATCAACTTGTTTTTTAAACTCTTGAGCGAGTTGTTCGAAATTTTGTTCAGACATTGCTGACTCCTTGTAAGATTTTTAAAGCATTTGAAATGGATTTCGCTTGTTTGGTTTCTTCCTCTGACTCGCTCAGAAGAGGGCGCAAACCTTTGCTTGCGATTGCAACGGATTGCGATTTTGAAAATCCTGACTCTCTCAAGAATTTTTCAAATTCTGGTAATGTTGGCAGCTCACCTTCATCCAATTTGGATTTGACAGAACTCACCAATGTTTGTGGATTTGATGGGAAAGCAACAATTGACCCCTCAATTAGCTCAAGCTCTAAAAGCTCTCTAATATTTGTACTTGGGTCACGCTTAAATCTTTTTGTTATATAGCCAATCGACATGCCATCAATAGCGCCTACCTTCATTAATGCATAGGTTGCTTGTGCTCTAGGAACATCTGCATTGAGCAACTTACCCTCTACATAAAGACCTTTTTCATCCTCTTGCATTAAGGTAAATATGCCAATCGGCTCTGATGGGTTATGGTCCCAAAAGATTGCTGGATACTTTCCTTTTGCCTGCCAATCCGCAATTGTTTTAAGAAAAGCACCTTTACGGATCACATCTCCGTGTGAATCAACATTATCGAATACTGCTAAATAACCCGAAAAAAAACCGTCTTCTTGGACGGTCTGATCTTTCATTTTGAAACTTATTCTATTCATTGAGGATTCCCCTGATTTTCTCCAAGTGGCACCATTTGCATTTGCACTGTCAGCTTGTCTGCCGCTGGATCTGTTGATGCTGGCAAATCCTCTAGCTCTCTTGCTTCATTACGTGTCATTAAGCCGTTTTGAGTCATCTTCACGTAGAAATCACCACGTTTAGCCACATCAGATCGCAATAAGCCATCTACAGAGAATTTAGGACGGTATTTGTATTTGTCTTGAGGTAAAAGCAACTTGCGAGCGATTGTTTGCTCATAGCGTACCAATTGTGGATTCAGCGCATAAGTAAGAAACCCTTGATTCGTTTGCTCTAAACTTGATGCCCAAGAACTTGCTTTGCTTGTATGCCCAATTAATTGCGGCGGGACACCAAATGCACGACAGATTTCTTCAATCCCAAAGTAACGCGACTCAAGAAGTTGAGCATCAACTGGATTAATGCGAATGCTACTAGCACCAGAAACCTTCATGCCAGCTTCAAGAATCATGTACTTTCCTGAATTTTCAGGCAGGCTAAATTTAGCAAGATAATTACGCATTCTTTCACGCTGCTCTTTTGTTAAAGTCTGCTCGCCTGTTTCTAGGAAACCACCTACTTTTAAACCATTTTTAAACCAGTCTTGAGCTTGGTTATTAGCATCGAATTGCATGCCAATGGTTTGAGCAAAGAATTGAATCGCTGATAAGCCTACAAGCCCATCCAAAGTAAAACCTTTGAAATGAAGAATCTTATCTTCTGAATAAGTTGTGGTTTTGCCATTTTCCGTGTAGTGGAACTCAATAGCACCTGATTTATTGCGCTTTACGAGCATTTCACTCGGAAAAAGCGGCTCAAGTGCTATCACTTCACCATTTGATCGTTTGGTTATTAGGTTAAATGAGTTACCCCACAAGTCTAAACAGGCGCTCTGGACCTGCCAAAATTCACTAGCACACATATCAGCATTAGGTGAATCATGCAAAATTCGATAGAGATAATGGTCTACAGCTATGCGCTTTTCACTATCGTAAAGCTGTAATGGCAAAGTAGAGATTGTTTCAGCACGCAATTTCACACATGCCCAAACTGCTGATAGTTTCAATGCTGTTTCAGGTGTTACAACTGCTCCACCCGACGAAATATAGCTATCAAAAGGATAAGAAGTATCACCTTTTTTTAATTGTGTTCTTCCAGTCAATCGTGACCAGAAACGAGTCCAAAAACCCGTGTCTTGTAAATCGCTCATGCTATCACGACATCCTCTAAATAATTATCAATGTCTAAATTCTTGGCAACTGGATTAAGGCTCATCAAAGCCACCGCATTAAATGTGGCGATCAATGGGTCAATCTTCCCTATTCCAGATTCTTGCTTAGTTATTCGCATACCATTACCGACCATAATGACCCGTGCATTCCCTGCCGCCCAAGTCATTAGTTGCTGCCCTGCATGGTAGAGATTGCCTTCTGCTAATTTGCGCTCAGTTGTAAGGATGTAACCCATCAACTTGTAACCTTGAGGCACCGCAAACATTGAATCTTCAGGAATTCCCACTTCAAGCAGCCCATCTAAAAGACCACCTAAACCAAGTGGATCAAGACCAATCTTATTAAGCTTGCCACTGTCATAAACTTTCTTGGCAATTGCTGCGAGTTGGTCTATGTCATCACCAACACGATCAACAACAGTGAGTGATTGTTCTTTTTCGAAGTCTTGGTACTTTGGGATGTTCTCTTTACGACGTTCTAAAGCAATCTTGTTTGCCCATGCATGATTCCATAACCACCATATGCGAGGATCTTCTTTTAATCGCCCAAGTGCAGCGAACCCGAGCAAATCGTCCAACCCACCGCCATCAATTCCGAGAGTAATTACGTCAGATAGCTCAATGAGTTGATCGAGTTGAATATCTTTAGATTGCGCATTCCAATATTCAGCACCTGCCCATCGATTAGCACGTAGATTCATGCCTATTTCGATGTTTAAGTGCTTAGCTAAGAAGTCTCGAAGTGATTCTTCTCCAGCATCTTTGACTTTTTTAAACTCTGAAATCAGATACTCAAGGTCAACGGATGCGCCCAAGTTTGGATTGGTGATGTAGAAGTTCTCAGGTTTTAAGTGTTCGCCCGCTTCGACCAAGTGTTTAGGGAATTCATAGATAAGGGGTAAAAAGCCTTTGTCCTCTTTAATTCCATCACGAACATCACGGGCATAATCTAAAAGCTGCTTGAATACACCGCATGGCACTTCATCCGACATGGTAGATAGATAAATTACACAGCCTTCTGGTCTTGATGCTAAACCACCTTTTGCCTCACGAAACATTGATTCAGCGTTGGCACGTTTACCAAATAACCAGACCTCATCGATCAAAATGATTGAGGCCTTTTTTCCTGCTGCCGCATTTGATTCCGCTGCAATAACTTTAAGTGTTGCACCAGTTCCTAAATGAGTAACAGTTTTTGTGTGCTCAGATACATTGATCATTGCACTAAGTTCTTCATCAGCGCGAATAAAGTCACGAATCGGGTTAAAGCTATTGTCGGCAACTTCTTTCGTTGGTGCCAAGATGATGAGCTCAGCAGAAAGACGGTCATTCAATAACAAGGCAACCAGCATCACACCTGCTGCAATTGTGGACTTTGTATTCTTCTTGGAAATCAGAAGAAAGAATTCACGAATTAGTCGACGCTTTGTGTTTGGATCGTATGCACCAAAGATTGCACGAACAAACTCAATTACCCACTCCAATGTGACATCGCCCATCTTAGGGCTACCCATCACATCGACAAGAATCAATTCTTTAAATATGCGCTCAGCAACATCTGCAACTTGTGGAAATAATGGCTCACAAGGCATGAGCGACTGTTTATTGACAATTCTCTCCTGCCAATCCGTGCAAGAAGTTGTCCAGATTGGTAGTATTGCGGTCATTTATTCTGTCCAATAAAAAACCGCCCTTGAGGCGGTCTTTAAAATGGTTTTAATTCAATATTTATTCGTGCTTGGTATTCGTAATTTGTGGCGTCTTCATCAAGGCACCACTCAACACTTACCACTTCATAACGTTTTTCTTTAAACACGCATCGAGTACCAATTTGAGGAACTTGCGTCATAATCCGTCTTGCGAATTGAGGCACTTGATCAACAATAAAAAAGTTGAGCGCAAACTTATCTGGATGAAGCATTTCCATTCCTTTTATTTAACTCGGTAATTGGTTATTCAAAGTACCAAACTTGCCTGACTTAGTTGCAGCCTTAGCCGCATCCTCTTTAGTCTCTTTCTTGCCCTTTTCGGCTACTTTGCCGTGAACATAAGGAAGGGCTGATTTTGCAGCATGTAAGCGCAGACCCATTTCATTCTCTTTATCGTTCATCACATCAATCAAGAATTGAAGCGGATCATCTTGGGCATAATTATCTTCAAATGGATTGTCATCTTCACAACTTGATTCAGGTTTAACTTGCGTTTTAGTTGGAGTTAAAGAGCGCCCTTCTTTTTCAGCCTTTAACTTTTCAATATAGACAATAATTTCAGAATTATTCTTTAGTTTAGAGCCTTGCTGTGAAGCTGTCTTTTCTTCATAACCTGCTGAAATAGCGGCTTCTTTATTTGTTGCACCATCTACAATGGCGCGAGCAAACTTCTTCATTTTCTCGGTTAATGCCATTGGATCACCTTTAACTTTTGCTTTAACTTTTCATGAAAGGGGAAATTTTTTTATAAATGAGTTTGTGGGCGGTGTCCGTAGAATTTTCTAAAAAAACTTTTTACCCCCCCGTCAGTGCAAAATTTTCTGGATTTTTTCCTTTGCATCTTCTTTGACTGTGCAAGTAATGATATTGCCACTACGCATATACATAACCACATCATAAATGTACACGCTGTAGTCTTTCTTACCTGTCCACTTAATAGTTAGACCTTCTACTCCATTTGGATCAAAGTAGACATCTGCATCAAGATTGCAGTCTCGGATGTATATTAGGTTAGCACTCATAATCTACTTTCCTTCAACGTCTTCTCTTTATGACAAGGTACACACAAGCTCTGTAGGTTTGATTCATCATCATTGCCACCTTGAGCAATATTAACGATGTGATCTAACTCAAGCTCCATAGTGACAACACCACAGCATTGGCATGTATACTTATCTCTTAAGTGTATCTTTGACTTGAGTCTACGCCATGGGCGACCACCACGACCTGAACCCCAACTATTCTGCCTTGGAGTTCTCTGTGCCTGAAGTCTCGGCTTGAGTGTTTGTAGTTTCATTGATTGTTACGCTCGCATCAATAAGAGAACCATTCATATCAATTGAGACATCTACGATATCCAATCCTAATGCTTGATATTCTTCAACAACTTGAACCAGCTTTAATTCCATCTCCTTTCTTAAAAGGTTTGGAGTTTCCCTTTCTTTTAACAAAGCAAGTAATTCTGCATCGTTCCCAAAGATATCTAACATCACCACATCATCTTTAACTTTCATGGCACTGCTCTTAGTTGATTTACGCAATCCTTTTATAATATCGCAGTTAAGCTTTAGTAGTTTCATTTTTAAATTCCACCCTTACTTCACCACGCAACAGCCGAGTATAAATCTCACCCTTTCTTCGATCTTTCTTAGTAAGGTGGCTATGTGGCATATAGCAAACCAATCCTTGATCTTCATTTGCCCAGAGAACCCGATTGATTAAGTTGCCATTAACATATACTCGGCGATTGCCTTTCCCATCATTAACACTATGGAACATCACCCACCTCACTCAATCCAACGTTCTCGACCTTGGCCTTTCCTCTTCCTGTTCGCTTAGTTGCAACAGTAGTTCGTTGTTCTGTTCCAGTGCTGCCAGAATTATCTGATCCTTGTTTGCTATCTGCTGAATCAGTGCTGTGTTCTGTTCCACTATCTTTGTCAGCAATTCCTCTAATGCGGGTGATTGCTTTGGCTGTTCTTTCTTTTGCTCGCTCATATTGAATTCTCATCCATTCACGACGTTCTTCACATGATTTACAGACCATATCTACCTCACTTTAAACTTCGCTTCACCGCAACATAGATGCCGCTTTTAAATGTAATAGGCTTGGCTGTCTCTATATCTTTCTGAAAGAAGCAGAAACAGGTCGCATAACCAACAAAAAACATCACAATTGCAACTAAGACATATGTCATTTTATTTACCTATATAACAGTTCATACAGAGCATTCAATTCTCCATCACATATTTAAGATCATCAGGACAGGTCAACTTCACACCATCTTTCAAGCACCACATTTCAATATCATTCAAGTATTCAGCCATCTGCTTTGTCGTAGCTTCCCTGATGCTCATTCGATTCGATACAAACTGTCTTAGAGGCTCATATTCAGATGCACCTGACTTTTTCAAATCTCGCATGACTTTAAATGTTTCTGGATACTCACCAACCTTGTCGCGGTTATAAATAATCGAAAGGTATTTGTATTTAAAGAATGCGGATGCTTCTTCTTTATCTAGTCCGCGCTGCTTACCGTACTCAGTCATCCAAAGCCAATATAAACGCCGCTGTGCATGTGAAAGTGTTTCCTGCTTTTGATCAATACGAACAACAAGCGGTTTCCCCTCAAAATTAGCTTTGGTGTAGTTTGTATGCAGATAAGACATTGTTTTAGTAATGTCAGAGTGATCTTTGATTGTGAACACTGCTGTTTTCATGCTCACCTCAAAATATTTCGTTATTGTCTAAATTCAACATCCTTTCAGTCTTTTCTAGCATCTTGTTGAACCATTCTTTTGATTCTTCTCTTGTTAGCTGAAAGTACCCATCAAACCAACGGTGACAGATATGGCACAACGGAATTGTGTATTTATCATCTGCTTTTCTTGATTTGCACTTGCCATGGTTGCCAAAATTTGAATGTGCTGCTTGACTGTTCGGCTTCCCACACTTTACACAAGGCAGCTTTCTAATCGCTGCTAGTCTTTTAAGGTCTCGCATAGCGTTTGATATTGTGTTGAATGTTGCCGATCTGCTTGTCTATATCGTGGACACGTTGCTGACATGCTTGTTTAAACTGAAACGTTGAATTGAGATGATTAAGACTTTCCAATTTTTCTTTGTCTTGATGCAATGATTCAAGATTCTTCTTCGCTTCGATTGTGTCCATGTTCACCCCAATTTAGGCATAACGCTAATATCTATGTTTGCCCCACTACCAAACATCAGTAGCCATGCAAGTCGACCATGCGGCTTTTCTTCTGGATTCTTGTTATGTACACCTTCAAACATTTGTCCGCCATACAAGTTCAATCTTTCAGCCATTGCCTCAATCAATTCAATTGGCTCTACCGCTTCGTCTGTCCACGGAATTGCAACCAAATCAAAATCTAAATTTAGCGTTCCATGCACAGTCAGTGCATAACCATTGCTTCTTGCTATGTCGCACAATCCTGTATAGAGCGAAGCAAATACAGGCGAAAAGTTAGGTTGTTTCATACAATCACCAATTACACCAAACTAGATAAGCAACGAAAAACATCACAGCCAAATAAAACACGGTTTTGATTACGTTCTTAAACCGCTGACAATCTTCTTCAATTTGTTTGAGTTCTTCTTCGTCCATAGCATCACCATTCAGCTACGTTAAATTTGCTAAAAATTAAAAAGGGCATGGCAAACTGCCACACCCTTGCCTTAGATTACGACATTGATCAGCTCGGCAACTGATCTACCGCTACTCACAATCACACATACCTTACATGCACGGTCTGCTTTACTTGCTTTCAATCCTCTTTAGGTCGGGACGCCACTCCCTAGTCTAGTCTGCATAAAGCAGGTTTACTCGAAGGCATGTTCCACTGGTCGGCACTCCAGTAGGATAGATTGTCTTTTTACAGACAACAAAAAAGCCCACCTTTCGATGAGCTTTAATTGCATTGGTCTCGGATAACCGTAATACGACCAGTATAGAAAAACTATACTCTAGTTTCCGAAATAATGGAATCCCTATACTTTCATATCTTTGTAAGTATTTTTTCTGTACTTTTCCACGGCTTTGGCTGCTTCATCAATTGCAGATTCAATCGCCATTGTCATAAGGTTTTCATAGCCTTTCCATGTCTTTCTATAGCACTCCACACTCATTTGATTTGATCTAATGCCAGCATAAGCCAAACGCCCTTTAGCGGTGTAGTTATCTTCTAAATCAGGGTCTAATGCGAAATCTAATACCATCTTAGCTATCAACCAACCAAGGTGATACATTGCTATGCCCTCAGGTTCTCGCTTCTTATCATTTACCGCATTCTTAATTAAGATATTTGCCAAATGTTGGCGAACAAACTCATAATCACTTTGAGATTTACCCTCAAACACAATCAAAGCTGTTACTGACTTTGCTAACTGAGTATCCATTGAAGCAATAGCACCCAAGCGATCTTGATAATTCAATGGTTTTTCTCCTGTGCCACGAACACATGGTTCTAAACTTGGCGAACTCGCTGTTAAACCATGAGTCAACCATTCAAACTGTTCAAACTTAGTTGCTACTGCATTCATACCGTCACCTCAAATGTTTTCTAAATTTAGAATTGTTAAAGTTCCCCAGTGAACAGCGCCTGTGTCGATGTAATAACAGTTGTCTCGCTTGCATGGCTTTTGTGTCACTGTATGCCCCATAATCACGGCATCAACACCAGTGACATGAGCGTATTGTTTGTTGTCTGAATCAAGGCGTTCGCGCCCCCACATTGCTAATTCAGACGGATCACGAAATGCTGTAGGTTTCTCTTTGAAAGACTCCTTAAATTCACTCCAATCGTTCTGTTCAATGTGCCCATGGACAAAGCCAAATTTTCGCCCTTTATGTTCAATCTCTAAAGCAACTGGCAATTCCAAAAATTGATTAACAATATGCAGCTGTCTATGTTTATTAGCTTGATAAAACCATTCGCCCCCATTGGCTAAATGGCACCGTTTGTAAGACTCATTATTCAAACCGCCAATGCACAAATCCTCATGATTGCCACGTACCGAGGTAAACCATTTTTCCTGAAGCAAATCCACACACTCATGGTTTTGCAAACCACGATCCACCAAGTCACCAACAGCAACCAATAGATCATTATCAAAGTCGAATCCAATTTCGTTAAGTCGAGTCATGAGCAAGTTGTAGCAGCCGTGAATATCTCCAACTGCGTAAAGATTGCCTTTAATTTCTTTATTCCAAACCTTTACCAACATCACCCACCTCTCAACCGTTTAATTAAAGCTTCTATCCATTGGATGACTAATCCTGCTTTGATCTGTGCAGTTGTGCCACGAATCACGTACCAACCATTTACCGCTGCTGCTGAATACTTCTCACAGTCTTTTGTGTAGCCCTCGCCTCTCGTGTGCCTGCCGTTGCTGAATACACCACCCTCCACTTCAACCAGGATAGGCATGTCATCAATTCTGAAATCTGCTTGCCACTTACGGTCAGGATAAAAACGAAACTCTTTGGTGAAAGGAATCCTCAAAGCATTGAGGTGATTCTCTAATAGAGCCTCACCTTTGCTTACCGATTTACGTGGCTTATATGGAACGTTTGACCGTGCCACAGGTTTTGATCTGCTTCTTTGAGCCTCTTTGAATGTGGTCATTCTTCACCAACCCTTTCCAAAATTGTTTGGATTGCTTTAATTGTCATTTGGTGATTTTCACTAGGAACGACGAATAAACTTGCTATAGATTCACACTTGCGTCTGTACTTTTCAGCTCGTGCTGCATGATGCTTGTATTTCTTATCAAGAGTCTCATTAAACTCAAGCAAGTCAGCATGTTCTTGCTGAAGCTGCTCAAGTGTCATATTCATGTAGTCACTCATCACCACCACCCTTGAGCGCTTGCTCTAACAATTCAATTTGACGTTCTACTTGATCACATCCCCATAAATCATTTTCGGCTTTGATGCTTGGTAGAAGATAAATTGCAGCATCTAATCGCTTTTGCAGCTCATCCACTTTGGCTTGTTGGTGTTGCCAGCCTGCTGCAAATGCCGATGAAGCCGATTTGTCTTTACTGTTGGAGTACCACTTCTCAAAATCACTTCTCATCCCTTCACCCTTTCATCAAACTTCTTGCAAAGCGGGCTAATATGATTCTCAATGTGTGAGTCGTCGCCCATGTCAACAAATGCAGTCAGCCCGCATTTAACTCTGCTAGTTCCGCTTGGTGTTATGACTGTTACGCCTGTGTTGTTATCAATGCGGTGACCTGCTGCGATTTCTTTGGGTGAAGCCAAGCGCCAAAATCCATAATTGAGTTCATATTCAAATGATTCCATGTAATCATCATGAATAGCAGTTATTTCAAAAATTGTACTTATAGTGTCTTGAGCTTTAGACACAACCTTATCCCCAACCTTAAACATGCTCACCTCCAACATAACGATCTCCATTGCAATCAGGGCAAGTGAAAGTACCTTCAAACTGGCAACCAACCTCACCAAAACCGTTGCAATACGTGCATTTGTAGATTGACTCGTAGTCTGCGATGGCTTGTTTTAAGCGCTCAGAATCAGAACACTCCATATTTTCTTCTAAGTATCTTTTAGCCATTTCCACGCCATTAAATGACTCAACTAAATCCACGCTCTCAACAAGGCGCTTGAGGTCAGCAACCAGACAAGATGCATATTTAGGAGCAAAAACATAATCATGCAATTGCTCCGACCAGTATTTAAAAACTTCTGGCGTGTAGCATTCAACGTGCTTGGTTACCACCTCCCTCGCCTTCTCAACACCGTGTTCTTTTATGAATTGGATCGCGTTCATTGGCTTTGCTCCTTGTCACGATTTGTAATGCTCAACTCTTGCTCAACCAACGTTGCGTAGCCTGCAATGTCATGCCAGTTATCTATGTAGCTAGGATCGCCATTTACGATACGAGCCATCTTGTTGCAGATCATGTCTAGTGCAATGATTTGACTTGATGTCATGCTTGAAGGTTGTGACCGTTTTAATGCTTCTTGAAGTTGGTACGTAGTTTCTGCAACCTCACTAAACTCGCCATAGCGTGCACCGCGCTGCTGCAACGTTTCTTTTATGCTCATGCCATTTCTCCAACTACACGCTGCACTTTTCCTTTCCCACGTTGTTGTGCACGTTTACGATTACAAGCAACACAATTCATGTTCTGAACGTAGCGCAACGTCTCTTTGCAAATTGCGCATTCAAGACCGTGATAAAATATTTCACCTTTCTTCTGTGCTGCTCTGCGTGCTACTCCTGAAGCTCTAACACGCTTGGTCTGTTGTTGGTTATTGCCGTTAAATGTTTCTGGTTGAAAGCGCTCATGAGCATCTAAATCAGCAATCTTTCCGCCTTTCGCAAGCCATTCATCAACTTGCTTTTGAAGTAATTCACTAACAGCTTTCTTGTTCTCAATAATCCCGCTTTGATTGCTTAAAGCTTTTTGTCTTTCTACGCATTGGATTAATTCTTGATTATTCATCGCAATCTCCAACATTCATCATTCGTTTTGCCAAAGCTGTACGCTGGTATTTATGCGGAGTGACCTTTTCCAACATGCCTAGCTTAACTAGAGTGTTTAAATATCTTGTGATTGACGAACAGCTAACTTCATCAACAAGGTTTGATACGTCTCTCGGTTGAAATGGTTTTGATTGGTTCACTGCGAAATACAAAATATTGAATGTTCTTCCCACAGCAATTTCTTGATTCAGAGCTACAATTGAGCCTGTATTAATTATTGGCCCAACCCAATCCACAGTTTGATTATCTAGAGGATGTTTCATAACTCACCCCACTTCACATCATTTAAACTAGGGCGAAATACAACTACAGCACATCCAAATGGCGCATTATGTTTGCATCCACCAAACTTAAGGCGACCTCTGATGTAGTGAATTTCACGCCCCATCACATTGTCTTGCCACCATGCAACATCAGTCCGAGCAGGCAGCAACCCAACAACCGTGTGACCTTCATTTGCTGTCTCTACTGCCTTCTCAATCCAAAGACTAATTTCACGTCCGTATGGCGGATTCATCCAGCAAGTGCCTGTCCAATCCTGTGTTAATCCATCCATTTCAGGACTAAAGAATCGTTCACACTTCGCATTTTCTGGTAGAGCACAAACATCAAGATCAAAATTAAAAACCGCATTCAAAGCATCAAATAAGTTTTGTGGTGTAGCCCAAACATCGGTTCGGTTTTCTGCATTTCCGAAAAGGCCTAGTTTTGCCATTGAGTTCACGCCCCACCTCCCACTTCTTGCAAACTTGCTAAATAGAATGGGTCTAGGTCTGCAAATGTTGCTCTTGCTAAATCAGTACCCAATCGCACAGTTCCAACCTCTCCATCACGGCACTTGCCAATGATGATTTCTGCCGTTCCAGCATCTTTTGATTCTTTGTTGTAGATTTCGTCACGGTAGATAAACAAAATCACATCAGCGTCTTGCTCTAATTGCCCTGATTCGCGCAGATCTGCATTTACTGGGCGTTTGTTAGGTCGATTTTCCAAGTTACGGCTAAGTTGAGATAATGCGAAAACAACGCAATCAAACTCCTTTGCTATTGCTTTCAAACCTTTTGAGATTTCTCCAATTGCTCTAACTTGGTTATCCGTTACAACTGGGCTTTTCATGATTTGCAGATAATCAACAAAGATCGCATCAACACGGCCAAACTTTGCTTTAAGTAATCTTGCTTTTCGTCGAATATCTGAGAGAGAAGCGTTTGCAGTATCGTCGATAGCAAACTTTGAATGTTCAAGCATCTTGTTTGCATTGACCAATCGATTCCAGTCATCATCTTCAAGACATTTTGCTTTGATATTACTAAGTCGAATCTGACCAACACCTGAAACAATGCGGTCTCTAATTTCATCCTCAGTCATTTCGCATGAATGAAACTGAACAACCATGTCCTGATTGATTGCCATATCACTCATTATGTTTTGAGCAAAAGTTGTTTTACCCATGCTTGGACGAGCGCCAATGATTACGAAGTTGCCACGACGTAATGATCCAATCTTGTTATCCAAAGCAATAAAGCCTGTCTTGATGCCAGTATCGACATAAGTGCCGTTCTCTCGTGCGATTCTTGTTTCTTCAAGATCAACGTAGAGTCGAGCCACAAACTCATTCACAAACGCCAATTCTTTTGACTGCTTGTTTTCTCCAATGTCTGCAATCATGGTTTGTGTCTTGTTGATCATGTCGTCAACATTGGTTGTGAAGTCTTTAGCCATCCCCTGCATTAAATTTGAGATTTCAAGGAACTTGCGACGAGCCATTAAGCGATCAAGTTTTTCGATGTGTTGTTCAAGCGTTGAGATCAATGTTGGAGCATCAGCATTAAGCTTGAGCATGTATTGCTCGTCGATGTATTTCAGGTTCAAAGGGTTCTTATTAATTTCATCCCAAACCAAAATAAAATCGATCTGTTCTCCACGGCTATGAATCGCTTGGATTGCATCAAAAATGATTTGATGTTTTCCTGAAAAATGATCTCTAGTTAAGCGATCAACAAATTGATCCACACCATCACTCAGAGAGAGCAAAGAAACCAATACGCCTTGTTCTGTTGGAACTGAATGCAAGTAATCCATTATTTAGCTCCCTTGTATTCTTTGCGAAGCAAAACAGGTGCTGCTACTGGAGCGTCAGACTTTGCCATCTCAGTTTTAACTGGAGTCTCTAGTGCTTCTAGTTCCTGAGCAGTCTCCTGCCAGTTCCAAGTCGCTTTGAAAGATTCCCAGCCACGAACAACGATAATCTGGAATACTCGCTCATTACTAAGCTTTGCTTCCTGCGCTTGTTTGAAAACAAGTTGTAAAGCTCGTTGAGTAATTGGTTTTTTCTTCTTGTTGCGAAGATCGATGTATTCAGATGCAGTTTGTTCAGATAAACCGTTTTCAATTAAAAATTCTTTAGCTTTGAATTTTGTTTTTTGCGGTGCGTTTTCAGCACAAATAATATCTGATGTATTCTCTGTGTATTCTCTGTATGTATTCTCTGTATTAGATGGGCGGATTTGTGCATTCAGTATGGCGGAATTGTGCATACAGTCTGGCGCATCTGTGCATTCAGTATGGCTGTTCTGTGCATTCAGTATGGCGGAATTGTGCATACTACTGATTTCAATGCTTTCAGAGTATTCAAGCAAAGCTTTGTACAGATTTTCACGCTCTACACGGAAGTAAACACGACGAGGTACACCTTCTTTCTTTTCAGAGATAAAACCGAGTGATTTTAGGGTCTGACGAGCTGTGTCTTGCTCACGACGAGTAAGGCCAGTTTCCATCGTCCATTCATGATGAGTTTTGAATATCCAACCCTCACTGTCCTTGGTGCGCGAAGTCCAGTACACAAGCTGAGAAAGCATCAATGCACCGTTAATTCCACAACCTAAAAATACGTAGTGTTTGTTGAATGCGATTGGCTGCTCATTCATAGCTTCAATCAACTTAATAATTGGGAGATTCCGACTCATGCAGCGTCTCCCTTATTGATTTGGTTAAAATTACGCTCTAGCACTGCAACAAAATCAACTCGTACTGATTCCACATAAGAATCTCTGAATGTTTGGTTTTTCAACTCTGCGCGACGCTGGTCTAGCAGTTGTTGCAGCCGACTTGGCTTATGTGCTAAATTTGATTTCATTCATTGGTTCCTTTACTGATTGAATACAACCGCTACCTGTTACCGCAGGAAAGCGGTTTTTTATTGCCCTTGATTCCCATTAATCCCTTCCAATCCCTCACCGAAAATTACTTCTGTAGAGAGATCCCGCATCAAAGCTCCTAATCCCAAGCGCTCAAATGATTTTGCTTGTAAATTAAGTACATGCCACTCACCTGCTATTTCCTTCTCAAGTAAATATGCAAGGTATTGAGCAAGGTCTTTACCTTTGATTTCAGCGAGAACTTTTGCTCGCTCATGGTTTTCAGGAGACAAACGCACATGCGTAGATTTTTTTTCGAGACTCATACATTTGTCCTTAAGCAGCAGAAGACTTACTGCTTTGAATGTTTTGGTTAAGAAATAGGTGCGGGTATTGGAGTTTTACCTTTGCTGGTATCCCTCTAGTCATCCAGTTTTGAACTCGCTGTTTATCTTTGAAGCCTAGTAGCTCTGCCACTCTTGTAGAGCCACCAAGCCGTAAGAGAATTTCTTTATCAGCTTCGATAGACATGGTTGCCTCTAGTAAACGTTTGTTTATTTAATAGTAAACATGATGTTTCCTAATGTCAAATCATTTGTTTAACACAAAGTGTTTACTTTTTTAGATAATGTATTTGTTGATGTATTTGGATAATGTGATGAAAGAAGAAAAGGCTGCACACCCCTCTGTTATTCGTCTTTTAGAGGCCAGTAAAATGACTCAGGAGGAAACAGCTAAAGCTATTGATGAGTCGCCTCAAACAATAACAAACTGGAAAAAAAGAGGCGTGTCTAAAGCTGGCGCTCTAAAGGCTGCTGCACAGTTTGGTGTGTCGGCGAATTGGATTCTTAAAGGTGAGTTAAATAAGAACGAAGTAAACCCAACAAAAGTATTAGAGTGGGATTCCGAAACTCCTATTGATGATGACGAGGTTGAAATACCATTTTATAAAGAAGTATTGGTTGCGTGCGGTTCGGGGTCTTTGGTTGAAATGATTGGTAATGAAACTCGCAAACTAAGACTCAGTAAAGCCACTCTTCGACAGTATGGGGTTGAAGCGTCAAATGCATATGCCCTAACAGCTTTTGGAAATTCAATGTATCCAGTCATAAATGACAGAGCGACTGTGTATGTTGATGTGGGTAGGACATCGATCATTGATGGTAAAATCTATGCGATTAGTCATGGTGGACTTTTTAAGTTCAAGTATCTTTATAGAATGCCAAAAGGCGGTGTAAGGATTGTGAGTGCCAACAAAGATGAATATCCAGAAGAAGTATTAACAGCAGAAGAAGTTATGGATCAGGATTTTTGTGTGGTGGCTTATGCTTTTAATGTACAAAATCCTCTACCGTAATTGAAATAAACATTTCGTTTTCTAAGACCACATAAAGTGGTCTTTTTTTATGTCTCTGTTTAGCAAAAGAAAACAAAATAAATAAACATTTGTTTAATATTTTTCTTGACTACAGTAAACGCTGTGTTTACTATTATCTCACAGACATTAAAAAACCTCGAATAGCTTTGGTCGGCTTCGAGGTTCACTCAGTGAGTAAATGAAGTATGAACATAAAAGCAAATGTAGTCAATGAAGAGCATAAGGCAGTTATTGCAAAGCTCATTCGCAAACAAAACAACAAGCGCTATACATCATTCAAAGTGGTGTGCTTTCAATCAATCTGCGTTCTTGCAGTGTTAGCGCTATGCATTTCGATCATCGGTATCGCTCTACACGTTGCGAGCTACTACCAAGCGAAGAAAGACATTGAGACTCAAGCGCTAATTCAGCAATTAGAAAATGGCGAAGTTGTAGAAATGACAGCTCGTGTTGGGGGTGCGGAATGAACATGATGTCTAAACCTGAGTTGTTCTGCCCTCAACTTCCGAAATTTGAAGTTTCTAGCGACATTGAAGTTGATGGGTCTGTAGTTTCGTTTGATCTAAAACATGGGTGCATCGTAATCCAATGCTCTATGACTGCTGATGTAGTCAATAAATCACGCGAAGTTTCATACATTCCAAGTCGTTACGGCTCAAATTATCAGTATGAAGAAGAATGCGAACAAGAATACGAGCAGCTTATCGTTGATGAGGAAACCTTTGTTCTTGTGGTTGATAACGACAATACGGATATTCCAAACGGCTTGCGTATCACTCTTACTGAAAGCCAAGTCACAGAATTAAACAAGCAGCTTGAATACTTCGCAGAAGAACAAGCCGATCAAGTTTTAGCAGCCTAATGAGAATAAATCTGCGCAATTTATCAAAAAAGTAAGGAAATTGTGCAGATATTTGCTTGGAGAATAGAGATGAATGCTCAAGTTAATGAATTACAAGTTATAGATCAAAAAGAAATCGCATTGGCATTTAACAATGATCAAGGCATCCAAGCGATTATTGACAATATCAAAGCGCAAGTTAATGAAAAATTTGAAGGTGTGGTTTGGGATTTTTCTAAGAAAAAAGACCGCGACACTGTTGCTTCATTAGCTTATAAAGTTGGTCGCTCAAAAACTGCTATTGATGCAGAGGGTAAAAAACTAAAAGAGCAATATACAGTTTTTACCAAAAAAATTGATGCTGAACGAAAACTAGCGCGTGAACAATTGGAAGCTGAGCAAGCGCGTATTCGCAAGCCACTTGATGAGTGGGAGCAAGCGGAAAAAGATCGAAAACAACGTCATGTTGACCATATTGCAGCTATCAAAATGCCTGCAAATCTATGCGGTGAATGGGATGCTGCAAGTATTAAAGATGCGATTCAAACACTTGAAAGCAAGGTAATTGACTCATCTTTTGAAGATTTCGAACAAGAAGCAAAACTTGCAAAATTTGAAACTCTTGAAAAGTTACGCACTGCCCTTGTTACTCGTGAAAAATATGAAGCTGAACAAGCTGAATTAGAGCGTTTACGCAAAGAGCAACAAGAGCGTGAACAACGTGAACGTGATGAGCGTATTGCTAAAGAAGCTGCTGATAAAGCGCGTATTGAAGCGGAAGCTAAAGCACTAGCTGAACAGCGTCGAGTTGAGCGTGAAAAGCAAGAAGCACAGGAAAAAGCAGAACGTGAACAACGTGAAGCTGCTGAACGTGAAGCATGTCTAAAAGCTGAAAAAGAAGCCGCTTTATTGCGTGAAGAAAAATTGAAACAACAAGCAATTGAGCGTGAAAAACAGGCTGAAATTGATCGTCAAAATGCCATTGAGCAAGAACGTTTGCGTATTGAGCGTGAGCAAGAAGCTAAAGCAGAAGCGGATCGTAAAGCAGAAGAAGCGCGTTTGGCTAACGTTGAGCATATGCGCTCTATCAATCAAGAAATCCTAAACAAGCTTTGCGAAATTGGACTTGATGAAGATCAAGCAAAAGCGGTCATCACAGCAATTGCTCGCAACCAAATTCCTAACGTTTCAATCAAATACTAAGGATTAAAAAATGAATGCACCAGTGAAACACAACGCTAAAGACTTTTTCGCAAAGCCAATGGTTCAGGAAAAGTTAAAAGAACTTGTTGGCAAGAATGCCCCTGCTTTTGCAACGTCTGTATTGCAGATTGTGAACAGCAACTCGATGTTGGTAAATGCTGACCCACAAACTATTTTTAGTGCTGCATGTATGGCTGCAACGCTGAATCTGCCAATCAATAACAATCTTGGTTTTGCTTACATCGTACCTTTTAAGAACAACAAGGAAAACAAGATCGAGGCTCAATTTCAACTTGGGTACAAGGGATACATCCAGTTAGCACAACGTTCTGGTCAGTTCAGCCGTATTGCTGCAACACCTGTTTACGATGGGCAGTTGATTAGCGAAAACCCTTTGCTTGGCTATGAGTTCGACTGGTCGGTCAAGTCAAGTGGTGATCCGATTGGATATGTGGCGTTTTTCAAGCTGATTAATGGCTTCACTGCTGAACTTTACATGAGTAAAGAAGAAGTAATGAAACATGCCAATAAGTACAGCCAAACAGCCAAAAAAGGCTTTGGTGTATGGAAAGATCAGTTTGAAGCAATGGCGCTTAAAACCGTGTTAAAGCTGCTTTTATCGAAGCAAGCACCACTTTCGATTGATATGCAAAAAGCACAAATGGCAGATCAGGCAGTCATTCGTGATGTGGATAAAGACGAGTTTGAATACATCGACCATCAAGAATCAATTGCAGACCTAGAAGCACCAAAACCAACATTGAATGACGATGAGTTTAATGCAGCACTTGAGCAGCTGAATGCTAACGCGATTGATAAGGCTTATATCTTGGATGGGTATTCGTTGACAGATGCTCAACGTGTGGCGGTGGAGGCTCAGTGATGGAAATTGAAAACATTGTTGCAATTAAAGAGCCATCACGCAGTGGTAATGCATCAGGCCTTATCACCAATAAAACACCAAACAAACCAAGATTGGTAGATCAAAAGGTGATTGCTCAACTTGTGAAGCGCAAATACGGGTATCAGCACGCTGTTTGGGTTGATGGCGATCTTTTGCTACTTAATAGTGTGGAGGATATTCAATGAAACTATTCCGCTGCTCAAGCCTTTCTAAGTTAATGGGCGATGCTCAAAGCATCGCTCAAGATCTCAGAACTGAGGAAATTGAAGCATTAATCAAGAAGCGCAAGCGCTCAGATGATGAGAACTCAATCATTGAGCAACTCAAGAATCAGTCTTTATCTGATACAGCAAAATCTGAGATCAGAACAATCGTTAAGGAAGATTTAACAACTTTCAGATCGTTTAAAGGCAATCAGTACACAGCTAAAGGCAATGCACTTGAAGAAATTGCAATTGATCTATCGGGTAAGGTTCGCTTTCGTAAGCTTACAAAACACAGTGGTCGAGTTAATAACGACTTTATCACTGGTGAATGTGATGTTCTTGATTTAGATCGAAAGCTAATCATTGATACAAAATGCTGTTGGGATATTGGGACACATCCTTTTTTCCAAGATGAAGCACAGGAAAAAGCTAAGAAAGCTGGCTATGACTGGCAGATGCAAGGCTACATGTGGCTTTACGATTGTGAAGTTGCCGAAGTTGATTTTTGGCTACTCCCTTGCCCTATCGAATTAACGAATGACTGGGATGATCGAGATCAGCTAATTGATTTAGTTGACAAGATTGATCTTCGTGAACGTTTAACAACGGTTCGCTACGAGCGTGATGAATCAATGATTCAGAAGATCAACGATAAGATTCCTCACGCTCAGGCTTATTACGAAAAGCTTTATCAAGAGCGAATCAAAGCGAGGGTCGCAGCATGATCGAATTCAAGCTTGGGATTTTAATTTTGACTGTGCTTGCAGTCATGGTGAGTGTGACATGGTGAAAACAGTTGTTAAGTCAAAGCATTTACTAGCATTCAAGCTTTGGTTTTTAAACATGAATTACGTTGTGAACGATTTAGCTGATGGCGGATTTACAGCAAAGATTAAGGCTAAAGAGTTCAAGAAACAACATCGCTATGTTTTGGTTTCAGGTGACGCAACAGGAAACAAAGCAGCTTATGAACTAGGCAAAGAATTTGAAGAACATTTGAAGGTGGCGTGATGGAGATGCTTTTTAAAACTGTTTATATGAATCGACCTGATGGTGCGACACATTACTCAATGAGTGACAGAAAGTATTTTAAGCTACAAAAAAACAAAGATTATGTGTTTAAAAATGGTGGCTGGTATTTGCTTCACTCAAAACCACCAAAAGACACAACCCCGATTGACCAACCAAATATTAAGCATTAAAGGTGGCGTAAAATGACAACGGTTTTAACAGAACACAACATTGAAGATGCAATTAATAAAGGTGAAGTAAAAAGCCTTATTCATCATCTTGAAAATGTGATTGTTCAGAAAGCCCTGATTAAAACTCACGGCAATATTACCAAGGCGGCTGAACTGGTGCGCATGAATCGCGGAACAGTTCGTAAAATTCTTGAACGTGCGGAGGGGTGAATGGCTAAATATATTACTTCCGACCAAGTATGTGAAATGTTCGGAATTACAAAGGTTACTTTGTGGCGTTGGGAAGTTAAAACTCAGTGGGGAAAACCATTCCCTGCCCCTGCATTAGCTTCGGTGGGTGGCGGTCCAAAGCGCTACTTATTATCAGAAGTCAAAAATTGGGAAAAGCAATGTATTGGTAAAAAGGCGGTCGCATGACCGCTTTAACCTTTTAATCTTTCTAATTTTTCAATCCACTTCTCATAGACTTCTGTTTGTTCTGCGACATAACTATGTAGATCGTAAACTTCCTGATTGTTTGGCAAAACATGCCCTAGCATAATTTCGTGAATATCCCTATTTTTTGAGAATGAACTAAAGTTAGTTCGTGCTGTTCTTCTTAGATCGTGAAGCGACCAGTGCTCCATAGTTTCTTTTTTAAATCGTTTTACCCAACCAATAACACTTGATGGCAATTGTGTTGAAGCTGCATCCGTTAAGTATTCAGTTTCATTTTTTCCATTACTAAATAGATATTTACCACCACTTAATTCAAAAGCTTCTTTAATCAAAACTTCCATATACGGCAAAATAGGTCGGATCAACGTCTTGTCATTTTTATAACCTGTTTTGTGGTTGCTTGGCGGTACCGTCCATATTTTGCGTTTAAAATCGAAATGTTTCTTTTCAGCTCTGCGCAATTCACCATTACGACATGCATATATCAAACATAGTTCAAGAAAGAGCTTATTTTTTTGTGTTAGTCGTGACCATTTCAAGCATTCGTAAAATACTTTAATTTCATCATCTGTTAATACTCGCTTGGTAGGCTTCGAAACAATATTTAAATCTGCTTTCGGGAAAATATCGGCAAGCACATTTGTTTGAACATATTTGCGTTTTGCTGCCCACTTCAACATTTGTTTAGTATTAGATAATAAATTTTTTGCAGTACCAGGAATACGTGCTGCTAATTCTTCGAATAATTTAAGCCAGTCCGTTATATCTATTCGGTCAATCGGAAGATCGCCAAGTTTAGGCAATAAATGATTTTCAAACATTCTTTTAATGTGCTCATGCTCTTTTTTATTTTTAGAGCAATATGAGTCATGCCACATTTGATGAACTTCATTTAAAGTGATTGGATTAATATTTTTTTCTTTCTCGACTAGTAATTCTAATTTTGGATTTTTATTTTGATCCAGTAGACCACGCAAACGAGTTGCTTCTAAACGAGCATCTTTAAGGCTCATATGGGGATATGTACCAAGATCAACACGCTCTTGTTTATTATTAAATCTGTAGCGTAACTGAAAGACAATCTTCCCTTTCGGTGATATTCTAACGCTCATAGAGTCACGATCAGCAACCACTTCAACTGCTTCTCGCTCTTTTCCATTATTTGCTTTAAGCCAAGCTTCAGATAACGCCATTTCAAACTCTATAATAAATTATGTACACAGAATTGTTTAAAAATTAGAAATCAGCAGATATGTACACGAATATGTACACAAACAGCATGAAATAGAGCGTTGTATTATGAAATGGTTAGTAATGGATAAACAAGGCTAGAATTGAAGAATATGGGTTTTTTGTGAAATGGTATGTAATAAAGTTAAATTGATCTTTATTCATACTAATATTTATGCTAAAACTGCTTCTAAGTGACAAAAAATCACATAAATGGCATTTTAGGCGTTCTAATGAAAATTATACCAGAACAAACGACCACCAGTCTTATTCATTCAAGCGACCAAGGGCTTAAACTTGATGTTGGTGCTTTTTGCTTTTTTTTACTAGGTATGTTTCTAGCAGCAATCATTTTTCATCAAATTGGCTTATTCTAATTCTAATTTTTGACCATGACCTAATTCAAATAAAAGCCCTCAATGATGAGGGCTTTTATTTTATCTATAAAATACGGCTTATCCGTGACGTTTCGCGAATTCATCCATAAAGTTCACAAGAGCTTGAACACCCTCCAATGGTACAGCGTTATAAATACTTGCACGCATACCACCAACTGAACGATGACCTGCCAAGTTAAGCAAATGATTTTGCTCAGCTTCTTTTAAGAATGTCTTTTCAAGTGCTTCGTCTGCAAGTGTAAATGGTACATTCATCATAGAGCGATTTGGTACAGCGATTGGGTTGTTGTAGAAATCACTTGAGTCAATATAACCGTAGAGCAATTTTGCTTTCGCTTGGTTCATTTTGTAGATTGCATCTACCCCACCCTGCTCAAGTAACCACTCAAATACCAGTCCAGATAAATACCAAGCATACGTTGCTGGTGTATTCACCATAGAACCGTTCTTCGCTTGATCAGCATATTTCAAGATACTTGGGATCTCAGGTTTTGCTTGATCTAATAAATCTTCACGAATAATGACAATGGTTAAACCAGCAGGCCCAATGTTCTTTTGGGCACCCGCATAAATAAGTCCAAACTTATTCACATCTACTGGCGCAGACAAAATACTTGATGAATAATCGCAAACCAAAGGAGCAGCTACATCAGGTACACTCGCGAATTGCAATCCACCAATCGTTTCATTATCTGCATAATGAACATACGCAGCATCATTCGATAGATTCCAAGTACTTTGTTCAGTAATCGCATGTTTACCATCAATCATGGTGCCCGCTTCAACGATATTAATATCGCCATAACGTTTTGCTTCTTTTAATGCTTTCTCAGACCAAATACCCGTATGGATATAATCCGCTTTATTATTTTTACCGAGTAAATTAAGCGGAATTGCTGAGAATTGTAAGGATGCGCCACCTTGTAAGAATAACACTTTATAGTTTTCAGGAATATTCATGAGCTTACGTAAATCAGCTTCTGCCTTTTCTGCGACAGCAACATAGTCATTGCTACGATGACTCATTTCCATGATCGACAAGCCCTTACCCTGCCAATCCAACATCTCTTGTTGAGCTTTTTCTAAAACAGCAGTAGGTAATGCAGCAGGACCAGCGCAGAAATTATAAGCACGCAT